AAGCCTGTATCGGCTACGTGTGTGAGCGTGGTATCTGTATCTGCCCCGAAACCAAGAACAGCAGCATCAGACTTCAGCGTAAAGTCATCCCCCACTGTTGCATCTGCAGACATCTCAACAAGAGGTGCAGTAATTTCAACTTCTGTATCAGCATCAATGTCAAGCTGTCCGTCAGTAGACGAACTTATGGATAATGCCGTGTCACGAAACAGAATTTTTTCTGTTGTGGTCATCAATATTTCATCTGAGAACTGGAAGTAATCTTCATCTTCCATCCACGTGATAACACCGTCGTTGCTGTTTGCATCGAACGTTATGGATATATCAGTGTCTGCTCCGGTTCCAAATGTCACTGCATTTGTAAACAGAGATGTAATTGGTCCACCTTCACCTGTCGTACCATCGTGGGTATGCCCTGTGTTTGCTGCAAACGCCGCAAGCAGTTGGTCAAATTCATCGTTGGTATCGGCAGCACTGATTGTATCACCGTCAGTGTATGTGGACTGCCGTGTATAATTTGCGCCCATTTACCTTCTCGCTCCCACTTGAAATTCTAATTGAAACCCTTTTAGAGTATACGGGGCTGTGGCTGCTGCCCCATCTTCTACCCGCAAAGCAACTGCAAACCCCGAACCTTCTACTGCTTTTCTAACAATAGGTTGTGAAGGTCCACCATAAACTGCACTGCCATAGACTGATGTTCCGTAGATACCCGCAACATTGGTACTATCTAAAGGATACGCAGCAGGTCTTGTTGATGTGTTTGATTCATAATCATATCGAACAAACAAGTCAGCATCGATAGTAGATTCCGGTGCATAGTTTATGTTAACACGTTGCATATGTTTACGAACACCCGGATCACCCATGCTCAAATCTGGGCTTCTATACTTTGCGTTTATAAGGGTGCCATCAAACGTGTTGCCCTTTTCTTGCCTATAAACAAATCCGTCAAAACCGCCGTGTAAAACAACAACATCACCATCTTCAATTACGGTATCTGCACAGGCTGGACGTATGCCTTTCATCGTAGAAAACTCAAACGCCTGTCCCTTCATCACAGCAATCACACCTATGGTTGCACTAGCTGTGCCTGTAGCTTTTGAAAAGAATATTCTATATTGTGTTTTATCAGGTATGACCAAAGAAACAAACGCATCCGCATCGTCAAGATTATCTCTAAACAACTGCTGCACGTTGGTGCTTATTGTTCCCAACTCAACGTCACCAATACGAGCAGTACCAGCAACTGTGCGGAGTCCGTCTGGACCCAAGAAAACCAAGTCACCTGCAAATTCAAGAATACTAAAGCCGTTTATACAACCAATGTTTCTTGTGACGGGCACAATGGCAAAGTCTGATACTGAACTGCCACCCATTTTAAATATTCTGTTTTCACAAAAGATAAACAAATTATCACGGAAAACTCTTAACCCAACGACTGTATCGTCAACTTTGATGCTTCCTGCACCGCTACCAGAGTTGAAGCCATCTTCGTTGAATGGCTCACTAAATACTACTTCTTGTGGTGCGGATGACATGCCCGAATAGAACATGTGATTTTTAAAAACAACCACGTGTTTTGCCCCGGACACAGAACTGTCGCTTACATCGCTTGCTGTTAATGATGCATTGAATATCGTAGGCGCATTTGATTGATCAACTACAATTATCTTTTCATTACCGTCAAAATTGTACTTTTCAAAATTGTACCGTCCGGCGTTAGTTCTTCCTGTATCCCTAGCTGTCCACGTTTCCGAAACCACATCTGTAACTGAATGATTAGCTGCTGTCGTGCCGCCCGTCGCTCTTGTTACGCCTGTAAATGCACCTGCAGATTTACCAGTATATGTGAATATTTCTGAATTTATTTGAATTGTGCCACTGGCACTAAACCCTGCCGTGCTATTTACCGTAATGGTACCTGCCCCTGTCATGGCTGTAGTAGAAACTATCTTTATCGACAACTCTGTAGAGCCAGAGCTAAATATCTTTTCACCCCTAGCCGCCAACACAAAGTTATTAAACTTGGTTGATAAAAGCACGGCCTCTGATGAAACGTTTGTTTCTGGTACAATCTGATTTACAAGAGGTCTAAACCCCAGTAAACGTTTGTACCCACCACCAACATCCGGTTCAAAGTTTTCCAACTCAAGGGCTTGTCCGGGCTGCATGATAAAGGTGGATCTGTTAAGCACAAGTCCACCCTCGCAGTTAAATGATAGAGGGGAAACACCCTGAAGTTCTAAATCGGGCATATTAGACTGCTCTCATGTAATCTTTTCTGTTAAGTAACTCGACACGCATACGTTTCAAGCTGTCTTCGTATTCTTTCAAAGCAAACTGTGCTGTCTGTGTATCAGAACGGAACATGTAAGTGTAATACTTCGCCCGTGATACTATTACGGGTTCAAACCGTGTGGGTATGATGCTTGTGTCTGTTGCTGCAGACAAAGCAGTGTTTGTTACGTAGTAATCAAACTCAAGAGTTCTGTTACTTGTATCAGGTATGGGTGTAAGTCCTATCTCATCATTATAAGTCGTATAAACAAACTCTGGATCATTGAACTTATTCGTGTCTGCTCGTGAATCTCTTTCTCTAAATCTTTCTGTATACTCTTCGTAAGATAAATACTTCAAAGGTATTGGGGTTAAATTTTCACTAAGCTCCACGAGTTTAACAAATGCAGCATCCCCAGCAGCTTCTGTAAAACTAACAAAGTGTGTTGTGGCTGTAGCTGTAAATGCTGTTTCAGTAAGACTGACTTCATTTGCATTTGCTATAGTTAAAGTGTTAGTTTTTGTTTGTGCTCCACCTGCACTTGTTCCAATTTCAAGTGTTAGAGTAGCTCCACTAGTCTGTGTTAAAAGTATGTAGGAGCGACCAACTATTAAATCCGATACTTCTTGTGTTGCTTCAGCACTTGTTAGTAAAAGTGTGTTACCAAACTTTGTGCTTGCTGCAGGTGTACCACCCACAGTTGTCCAACCTGCTATGCTTGAAGATCCACTTACTTCGTATGTACCGTTAGTAATATAGTTTTTTGGTTGCAAGAACATGTTGTCGTAGTCTACATATTTTAATGTAGTTGCTATTGAAGCATGACTGTAAAGAGATTTACCTGCAATTACATCTATAGAACCCTTTGCATGAGTAAAAGGCCAATTCAAATCAGAGTTTATAATATCCGCTATTGCACGATTTACATAATCCTTCACAGTGGTTTGAACGCCACGAGAAGCACCAAAAGTGGCGGTGGTTAGTTCAACCTCGTTCATATCACGAAGAACTTCATTTACAAGTTGCAGATATGTACTAGCCATGTGCTTTGCTGCCTTTTAATTTGTATCGTTTTATACCACCGGGTAAGTTTGCAACCTTAACCAGATCATCCTTTTTATAGAGTGTGTTTTTTGGTTGATGCCGTATTATTCGTTTCGATCTAATACTGCTCTGTGCTTTTTCCAAAACCAGTTTCCAATCGCAGTAAAGGGTTTGCCACAATATAGCAAACCCCAGCCAACATACCTAATCAAACAACGCTTGATATTCGTCTTGTTGAAAGTTTTCCAACGCTTCCAATTTACCATTCGCTTCATCCCAATCTTTAAGAGCCTTTTCAATTTCCGCAAGCAAGTCGGGATGTTCACCAATTGCTGTCGGATTATTAAGATAGTTTGTAATAATATATTCCGCACTTCTTTTTTGTCCTTCGAATCTGTATCTTAGAGCATCCTTTGCAAGCTGTTTCATAATCTCTCCCTCTGAAAGTATTATAATCTAAAAACTTTGTTTAGTCAAGTTATTTTGGGAGAAACACAAGTAATGCAAAAAACAAACCTGCTGCTATGGCTATAACCAAACTAATTAAGGCTGATTGTTTTAAACCTTCCATAAACTCTTCTTGTTCACGTCTTGCCTGAATCCTTGCTGCTTTTTCTGCTTCTTTTGCTTGCTGTATGCGTCGTGCTCGTTCATCAACTATGCTTTGCCAAGTGCCGGGGCCAAACCGCATATCTATCATTGTTCGCATTTCTTGGACTTGTTCTTGTGCAAGTCGTGCGTCTATAATTTCTTGTGCAACGGACTTAATACCGAATTGATCCCCCAGACCAACACCGGATTTACGTGCCCTTTGTTGTTGTACTTGTTTTTCACCTGTTAAGAGATTGTCTATGTGCCCTGCAATCTCTCCAACGTCTTTCGCTGTACCAATTGCAGATTTAATGCCATCGACTGCACTTTTTACAAGCGCAATACCTGCAAGAGTTTCTGCGATCATTCGTTGTCCTCTTTCGTTGGTTAGGTTTCATTAGGTAAATGCTATTGGATTGCCCTTCCTATATTCTTCTATAGCTTTGTCCGATGGTCTATCAGGTATGAATATGCCTTTACTAGGTTTTTTGGGCTTTGGTGTTCTTGGTATCGTTCTTAAAGGTGTATTTACATCGGTTTTTCTTTTTTCAGCACTTTCCTCTGCTGGTCTACCTCTACTCATTCTCTGCCTCCACACAAAAGCATTTATCATTTGGTTTTTCAAAACTGTGTTCAGTTAGAGCCATGTGACAGGCTGACACGGCATCATGCATTGAAACAACTTTGGCATCCATTTCCCATACTGATGGTTCAGCAGTAAGGATAATACAGAACATAGCTACTTTCATCTTGTTTCCGTAGAACGCATGGCACCGCGTGGTTGGACTTTGCCACCATACCTTTTTTGAGATCGGCGATAATCTGCATAATCAGATGCACTGTTGAAGTAGTTAGGTATTTTAATACCCTGTTCTTTGTATATGTCCCTAATATTATTTATGTTATTTTCATAGTATTTTTTGTGCATACGAGCGGGAGCACTTGGTGGAAAGGGTTTGGCTATACCTTTTATTGGTTCAGGTTTCTTTTCTCGTTTCGTGCTAACCTGACTTAACCCTGAACTATACATGGTTGCCATTTAAAATTCTCCTGTTCTCATAGCTTCTGAAAGTATGACAGACCGTCGTCCTACTTGTCGTGCCCAACGCG